TCACTTGCAGAAACAGAAGTTAAGTCAACATCTAAAGTTTGAGTTGCAGTGGATGTGTTTGCTAATTTCGTCTTCTCTGCATCAGTGTATGCATTTGTGTCATCTTCTGCTTCATATGCCGTTTTAATCTCTGCACCTGTTTGATCGTCTTTAGCATCTTCTTCAACGCTTATATGTGAACGAAGGGTACTTGCAGATACACTAACTGTTACATCACCTGTAGATGTAGAAACATCAATACCGTTTGAACCTGTTAACGAGTCAACTGTATCACCTATCCCCGGTATAGTTTGCCACTCTACATCATAATTTGTGTTGCTTGCTTTCCCTAAAATTTGATTAGAAGTGCCACCACTAGGAACCTTATGTTGATCAATTAAAACATCAACTTCTTCTAGTGCATCATTCAAGATTACCCCCCAACTACCGGGAGACTCACCGGGAGTAGGTAACGTGATAGAATTTTTGGATGTTGTAGGCATTACGTTGCAATAATAAAATTCACTGTTAAGTAAGGGTTTTGAAAATCGTATGCAGTAGGACTTGATTCGTATGCATATGCAGTGGTTTGTTCGGGGATGTCGATTTCGTGTTTGTGATCTGCAAATGTTCCACCTGTGTGAGTGTGTAAACTACCTGTGGAGGTGGTGGTTCCTGCATTTGGAGTGGGGTATTCCATTGCCGTTCCATTTTCATCGTAGTCCATTCCCTGATACTCACCAATTAAAGGACTAGTATATGTATGTGTATGTGTCGAACCACTTGAAGGAACCGTTATGCTTCCACCACCATCTGTGTCAGTATCAAGTGTTTGTGTAGCAATTGTATGTCTATGACGTGGAATTTCTGTTGTTGCAATTTCATCTTCATCTTTACCTCCATACTCACCAACTGATAAAGCAGTTAGTGCGGTTCCTGTAGTAGGTGGAGCATTCCCTTGGTTACCACTACCCTCATAACCTGTTCCTGCTCCTCTAGGAATTCTGCCGTTGAAGTTTGGAAGGTTAAAAGTGGTAGTTGCATCACTTTTGTTTGTTGTGCCACCTGAAAATGCAGTACCTCCGAACTTATTAGAAATGATTGCATGAAGATCCCTATAGAGGTATGTGTTTACTGCACCACCATCACAGTATAGCCAATTGTATTTGATTGAACCTGTGCCGTTGTCACCTCCTAATCCTACTACACCGTTGTTGGTATTAGTGTATTCACCTGCAAACATCTTAATCTCTCCTACCACCCAAGGATGAACCCTGCTAACCAATGCACTTCCGCTTCGTTCAGGTACTGCAGGAATGAGTGAGATTTTCACTGTTGCACCTGCAGTCTCACCAATGAAACCTGCAGAGGTTGAACCATCAATTTGGTAGCATGTAATCTTGACTGCACTATCCCTTGTTTGAATAACAAATTCACCTCGATTTCTACCATAATCAGATGCTGTTTTATCTGCACCTGTTATAAGAATTCGGTCACCTTCTTCTAGATTCTGAAAACCGTTAGTTACTGTTGTTGTTATTGTATGATCAGTTGCAAATGTTAATGTGGTGAAAGTGACCCCATTCACCCACTTCTTATCAACCCTACGATATAGTTGGGGATCAATAGTATCATCGAAATTATTATTAAGGTTTGTCCCCCATGTATCGTTGGCAGATCCAACCTCACTGAGGGTCATATTGTAAATTGGAGTGAATGTATTAGGCATACTGAGTTTTAACTATATATGTTTGTTGTCGAACCATAGGTTCCTATGTTGTAAAAACCTTCACCATAGTTTCTGTCTAATGCATCAAATGAACTTTGTGGATCATTCAATACTGTGGTGGTGATTGGTGATACTGAAACTTCTGTAAGACTTATTGAGTCTGCACTAACTTCAGTTAACGAAACTGATGTTACTGAAGGTGTTGTTGTCGTAATAGACGATGCAGTCTGTTCCGCATATGTTGTCAATACCAATCACCATCATCTAAAGGTTTAGTGGGACGCATCATGATTGTTCCACTGTTAGTTTGTGCTTTTTCATCTGCCAATCTTAACTCCTCCAATCCTTTTTCTAGGAATGAATTCCATGTTCCTATTCTCTCATCATTCATGAGATAAGGTTCTGCCTGTGATAAAGTCCCAAAGAGGTATAAATCAGGATGTTTAGTCAACAACCATGAACTAGTTTGTGCCCCACTTAACTTGAGTATCTCTGAATAGTAAACAAGTTCAATTTCATAAGTCGCATCAGGTGAAGGTATGAACTCAATCTGCTCACCTGAAATCGTATAGTAACGTGGTTTTCCTGTAGTACTTAAAGTAGGTTTAATCTGATCAGCATATGCTAACGTAACCTGCTCTAAGCCTGTGACAGGAGTGGTGTTTAATTGTATTGTATAGAGTTCTAATAGATCAGTTGGCAGGGCAATGTATTGAGTAGAAACAGATGCAGTGGATCTTTTGATCTGATCCCTAACTCTGATTACCCTGTCAAAAGAAGCTTCAGCAAGTGAAATGAAGTTTTCAATCTGTGCATCCGAAATGTCAGATCGATTTAGATAGGCACTTACCTCTGCTTTTAGAAGTGCAAAGGTGTTTATTGCCATTACTCACTTTTCTTGCCGTTACCGTTTTTCTTTTTACCTCCACCCATTGCACGTTCAACCGCACGTTGTGCAATGTGAGACATTATGACAAATTCTGCTATTCTGCCATTATATGCTTTAAATAATTTGTTAAACGATTGGACATCAGGTTTTGCAACTCCTTCACCTTGCTCAACCATGTCCAAAAGTTTATCGATTTGTTCGTTTATATAGTCACTTGTAATCATCTTATGCTCTTAGGTTAGATGTTCGAAATGCCCTATTATCAGGATCGTTTAACCATTTCTTCCAACGGTCAGAATCGTGTGCCCATCCTTCAGATAATGCACGATTAAACACCGCTACAGGGATCTCTGCTAGGGGTCTGAAATTTGATTTATAATTGTGTTTTGCATTGTCACGTTGGTGTTTGCAAAACTTTGTTATTTCACTACAATCTTGTGTTGTAGATAAAACAATACTATCATCAGCATCAACAGTTAGTTCACGCATTACACCACCTTTGTGGTTGTAAATGTAAGACCTCCCTGAAGATGCTGAATTAAGCATGTTTAACTATCTATTATGCATAGGTTTTGTTCACGTCAAACATCCACCCGAAGGCTTGTGCATTTGACATTTCAATGCCCCATTCGCATATCAGATTTTCCACAGTCGAGTCCCCTTGTTTTGCAAGAGGTTGTCGTGTGAAAGGACGTAAGAAAGCAATTTTTACATAGTCCCAATCTACAAATCCAACATCAACTCCGTTGTTTGTAAACATGTGCCTATCCATCATTACTTTCACATCTCCAAAATCAGTTGCAACCAAAGTAATGTTGTTGGTTACCTTCTCAGGGTCAACAATTACTTGTGTCCCGTTTCGACCTGTAAAGTCAGAGATTTCACGTTTCATTGCACCATTGACAAGAATCGTGTCTAGTGATGCACCATTGTCCCACATGTTTTGGGCTACAGTCATTGCAGTTCCTTCAGTCAGAACAGCCAACGAAGCTGCGACAGTGCTTGTTTCAGCGAATGCACCTGTTGCAGTGGTAGGGAATGTGGTTCCACTATCCTTTGTCATTTCCTCACCTGCAGTTCCTAAACGTGCAAGAAGGTGTGGAAGTGATTCTGTCTGTCTTGCAGTTGCATTATCGTATGCAGTTGAAGTACCTACGACTGCAGGATTATGTGACAAAATTGTCTTCTCAATGTCGATTTTCAACTGTTTAGAACGAAGTGCAAGTTGATGACTAAGTTCTCTTGCTTTTCCGTATTGGCTTAAACTGTCTAATGTGCCTGATACAGATGCATTTCTGTAGGAAATCTGACAATAGTTTTGGAGTCGAGTAGTTGCAGTTCCTGCATCTAGTTCACTGTCTCCGTTTCCAAGAATATTTGACCCTTCAACACGAGCATTTGTACTCGCAGAAGTTGGTAAATTTTCTGTCTGCCACTCAAAAAGAGTGTTGTTAACATCACGTCTTCCTGCATTAGATAACGCAGGAGTTTCGTCAGGATCTAAGTTGTGGATGATTGCAGAAACGTCTTCCTTCAAAGAATTCGAATCATACTTTGTCATCGTTTGTGCTAGTTCATTTGCCATGAGATTTTACCTCCTCGATTCAATATTAAGTATCTGTTCGAATGCATTAGATGCATCCTGAACACTACCTGATTTATGCAATTTCAATTGAGCTTTCTTAAGTCCACTCATTCTTTGTTTTGGAGCATTGGCATTTCTAACTGCAGATGCACTCGCAGGTTTTTGTAATGCTTTTTGTTTTAGGTTATCCTTGTTCGATTGTAACCTGTCCCAAAGCATTGCTTTTCGAAGAATACTAATTGCTCTAGAATCTGAGACTGAATTAAGTTCTTCTGAAGCATAGTTTTGTGATCTTCCATAGATCATTAATTCCTGCTTTTCACGATCAGCAACCGACTGATCAGACCATGCAGGGATCATCTCCTGCAGTTTTTGTGCTTCTGTAGCAAGTCGATGCTGTTGTTCAAGTCTAGACTGTTCTTGCAGTTGCTGTTGCAGTGCGTAAACCTTCTGTTCCTCTTGTTCACGTTCTCGACTTCGGTCCTGCAGTTCTTGTCTTTCGACCATGTATTGCATTGGATTTTCAGTCTTTAACTGTTCCCAATACTCTCCCGATCTTTCGACTTCTTCTGCTTGCCTTATGCCCTCATACTGTTGTTGAAGTTGCTCACTTAGGTTTTGAATTGCTCGAATCGAGTTTCGTTCCTGATCTAAAGCTTTCTTCTCTTCTGCTA